ATCAGTTTATTGCGATCTCTTTCTAAAAAACTACAACAACACTTTATTAAATACTTTCAACGTTTCTGGAAAAATAGAATCACGTTCTTTAAATGTTTCTAATGATGGAATATTGCAAAGTACTTTGTCTATCACTCAACGTTTGACGTTACTAAGGAATAGCTTATGAGTAAGTTTATAAATACACAGTTTTCGGTTTCAGGTATAAAAGATTTTGATGTTAATAACGTATCGTATGAAAAATATGATTTAGTAGATTATCAATATTATACTGGTAATGGTGTAAATCCTGTCGATATATCTGGTTTATTCGCTTGGTTTAAGACTGATGATTTAAATGTTTTTGATTTTGATGCATCTGGTAGGATTTCTGTTTGGTATAATTCTGCTCCCGGTCATTCTGCTGAAAATCTTTATAATTATGATGGCGACGGATCTAAACCAGTTTATAATAATACTACAAATGCTGTTCAATGCATTGCTGATGTGAGTCAGGGCATATACAATCAATTATATCCACCAAATGGTTCTCCTAATTTTAGTGGTCTTATAACTGGAGATAGATGTTGGTTCGTTGTTTATAAATTTGATTCTTTAAGAGCAGGAAATTTACAAGCAGGAGGTTATTTTGCAAATTATTCAACAATTATTAACACGGACAATGCAAATACATCAACGATATCTACAGGTTTTTTTGGAGTTTATGGTAATAATATAAATGGTTCAGAAATCACAAATTTTAATTTGGAACCTGGGTCTCAACGTTTTGTTGTCGATTCTGATCCAAATCAACTTACCGCAGCAAGTATAAACACTGATTTTTCAGCGGCTAATTTGTTCAATAAAAATATAGTTTCTATTTTAAAAAATAATACAACAACAAATTTAAGAGTAAGAAATAATGGATTTCAAACTTTAAGCACGAATACTGCTGTTTTTTTTGCTACTGGATGTGCCAGTTTGAGAATTGGAACCGCTGGCAATAGTAAAATACTTAGTGCGGTTAATTATGGTGTTAATTATAATTATGATGCCAGTAATATATCTTATTATGAAATAATAGGTTATTCAAAAATGCCAACAGACGAAGAGGTTTTAAAGTTAGAAAAATATTTATTTGAAAAACATTTTAAAAACGATGACAACTTGTATATCGCAAGTGATGATTTCACTTCTGTGAGTTATGCTTACGCCCCAATCAATTTAACTGGGTCTTTGCATTTAACAAAAAATATTGATAATCTTTTTAATAAAACATATGGATGTTCAGCGAATTTTTCAACGAAAGCTATAAAAACTAACTATGGTGATGGTTATTTTTTAAATGTTATACCTAATGCTAATAATTTATCAACAAATTTTTCAATTAATTACGAGGGATTAACAGATAAACAAGCGCACGCATTAGCAGGTTATTTTCAAAGTTCTTTTGAAAACGAACCTTTAACTATGGCAGATTCTTATGAAAATGTTTCTATGGATTTGTTTTATCCTTATAGAAATGACGCTAAAATTTATTTTGAAAATTTAGATCACAAATCCATAGATTCAAACATTAATAATATAGTAATCAATTGTACAACAGCTTACGATTCTAATTTAAACTATAGAGGTTATTCAATCACTGATACATCAGCGATTAGACCTTTTATGCTTAATAATGTATATAATAAACACGATGTAATTTATTATAATAATCCTTCTGTTATTAATGGTGGATATTATTGGTATACTGGTGATGTATCAACATCTTTAAATTTAAGTCAAAGCCCAACTGGTATAAACAGTTTATTTACTAAAAGTTTTTATTTTAAACCAGATTTAGATTTTGCCATTCCATTGAAGCCTAGATTTTTAAAAAATGAATACGAAATGACTTCTGTGGTATATGAACAAGATGGAATAAATAAAAACATATTAGATCTATCTTTATCTTTTACTAATAGATCTGATAAAGAAGCTTTTGCTGTTTTAAAATTCTTAGATGATCGATGTGGTTTTAAATTATTTGAATTTACTTTACCAGAGCCTTACAATAAACAGTTGAATTTTTATTGTCCAGAATGGAGTCATACTTATAAATTTAAAGATAATCACGACATTAATGTAAAATTTTTAGAATTTAAAGGAAAATTAATTTCAGATGTTTATTTTAATACTATTATAAAACTATGAGCTATGTAAAAATAACTGGCACAAATATTGGTAATTGCTTAACTGGTTTTGGAATTCATTTTCCAATAACTGTTTTTAATAGTGGAAACGCTCAAGTGTCTTACTCTGTTGAAAACTCAAACGATACAAATTTTAGTGTTTCTAAAAGTTCTTTTGTTGTAAATCCAGATTCGTTTGATCTTTTTGATGTTTTTTATAGGCCAACTATAACTTCTTCTATAGGAGATGAAATTACAGATTTGACAATTCAATCTACATCGGTTGAAGATGGTAGCGTAGATCCTAGTGGAGATATAACTTTAAACATAACAGGAAAAAGAATTTTAAACATTACCGGAGGTAATCCAAGATCTTTTAGAGTAATTAGTAATTTTAATCCTCCAGCTTATAATTTTTATTGGAAGCCTCCAACAGGTATAACAGGAGATAATTTACACAATTATTTTATTACTGGATACACTTTAGAAATATCCACGAATTCTTCTTTTTCGTCGCCCGTAGCGTATAGTAAACAAATTGGAATAACAGAAAACACAAATCAAAACCCTAAGTTTTCTACGTATTATGGATTTGGAGATGATAATATAAAACACGTAGTAACAAAAGATGATTTTACAGCATTAGCAAGAGAAATAGATTATTATGCTAGAGTTCATACATATTCTAACAATAACAGTGGAGTTTCAATTTATGCTAGTGGAGTAGAATCTTTATCTGATCCGGTTTCAAGTGAAGTCTTTATTGGATATTCTGGAACTCCAATAAATATTAGAATAGAAAAACAAGCTCTTGATTTTTATATAACTCCCGACAATTCATTTTTTACATCTACATACGATTTATATAATAAAATAATAGAAGCTAATTTAGGAAGCGCTAATTTTACTGGTTATTCTGGTATAAACGTTTATTTGCCAGAAAATAGCATTTTTCAATCTATTGATACATCTAAAGGGGCAATTAATTTAGAAGGAGTTTTTCAAAATTTTAGTGGAGTCGGAGGAACATTTGTTAATTTTTATATCCCCAGCACAACTCAAATTTTAGGCGCAATGGGAAATGGAACAAATATAAATGAGCCATTTGGTAATAAAAATGGAACAGATTATCCACCAAATACAAATCAATATGTAATCGAATGGGCTATTCCTAAGCCTTCTTTTTTAGCGTTTGAAAATCAAGCAGGATACAATGATTCTTCAAATGGTGGTCCAGCAATTATTTTAAAAATTGAAAGCGAAATACAGGACGTTGGTAAAAGAAAAGATATAAAATATAATTTATATAGTCAATTGAGTAATCCTCAAAAAGTTAATATAAACAACAATCTTTCATCTGCAATAGCGTCTGGTGGTGGTGGAGGCAAAGCGGGGCTTATTTATACGTATAATACTCTTGCAGATAAACATACATTTCATGATCAATTAGTTGCAAACATTTCTCGTCCTTATTTTGTTGGAATAAACGGCTCGATGCCAAAAAATTTCTATTTAGATCCCACCAATAATAAAAAATTTTTGCGTTGGACGGTTGGTTTTTACAGCACAGCGGGAAATGCAATTCTTGGAGGTACTCAAGGAGTTGGTCAAATTGGTATGTACGTTGTATCTGTTAACCCTTCGGGATATGGTGAAATGGGTAGTGCAACTTTACTTATTGACTCTTATAAAGACTCAAAATTTATAAAATCAACAAATTATATAACTAATAGAGAAGAAAATAGATATGTCTTTTTAGATAATCATGGATATGCAGTAGTTACACCTTTTCCAGACTATGTTCTTTATTATCCTATTAATACAATTCGAACCAACAGATTGCCTGGAAAAATAGCGGAAACATATTCAGAATCCGATTTGAAATTTAATTTATATAATAATGTATTACCGTCTACTCCTGTATTTAGATTTAAAAATAGCGATATAACTAGTGGTACTTCATGGAGTAGCGTTTCTAGTTTTTCTTCTTACATTTTGAGTAGTACATCAGGTGGAACTTATAATGGTAATTATCAAAGCTTAGGTTACGAAACTATTAATTTAAAAAATAGTCAATTTTTAGAATTAAATTTTGGATCTGCAAATGTTAGTTGTGTTGATTTTGATTTGTTTTTTGTGTGTAGTTTTGATAATTTTGCATATACAGCGTTTGATTCTGTAAATGGTAAATTTTCTTATCTTTACGCGTCTTTATTTGATTGGTTTAATACAGCAAGTACCGAAAATATTACAAAAGATCAATTTGAGACCTTTGAAAATGATCCGTTAATTTATAATCGTTATCTTAAAGAGAATTTACTTTTCAATTATAAAAACGCATGTTTGCAAAATAAAAAAGACGTTGATGTTTCTATGGGTTCAAATGCAAAAAGCCAGCAAATATCTAAACAATTATATTCATTGTTATCGATAAGTAATGTGAATACGACTGTAATAACCACAACTACTAATCATAATTTATCAGTTAACGATACAATTGGATTTGTTGGAGACAATTTACCTGCGGTAATAAATCTTTATGACATATCTACTCCATATACAAAACAAATTTATTATGTAACAACTGTCCCATCAGCAAATACTTTTACAATTTCCAGTTCTATTGGAGGCACAGCTATAAATTTAACAGGTCTAAGTTTAAGCACAATTATTCACAAAGTTTCATCTCCGAGTTTATATCGGCCATTCGTTTTGCAAATAAGAAGAGTGCAAAATAAATATTTTTATTTTATAAATAGAAATCAAGTTAATTTTTCTACAGTAAGCGCGACGGAATTACCGTTATTGATTAATAATTTAAATCAAACAACATTAAAGTTAATAAATAGAAGCGCAACAATTGGTATCAATTATTTTGATATAACTTTTTATAATAGAGTATTAAGTGAACAAGAGTTAAATACAGCTTATTCTTTTTTTGTTAATGATTATTTTAGTTTATTTGCTGGTGAGAATGGTGTTAGTAATTTAAATTTAAAATCTTCTAGCTTATATAGTTATAGATTACCAAATATTTTTTCAGTGGCAGGAACAGTTTAATATGAATACGTTTTTTAAATTAGATAATTATGTAATTTTAGACCTGTTTGAAATACAGTTAGAATCATTTGAAGGCTATTTAAGATTTCATGGATCTAAAAATTTTTCCAAAAACATGTCTTTTCAAAATCAAGAATATATATTCATCCCGTGTGAATTGTCAAATTTAGAATCATCTTCGGATGGAAGACAGCCAAAGCCAACATTAAAAATTGCTAACATAAATAATTACATGTCTTATGTTTTAAAGGATAGAGGCGACTTAATCGGTAAAAATTTCATTAGAAAAAAAATATTAGCAAGAGACTTGGATGTCTCTAATTTTTCAGATGGAATAAACCCTTTTGGGGTTTCTAACTTTAAGACATATATTTCATACGATCAATTCTTAATTAATTTAAAAAAATCAGAAAATAAAGAATTTATTGAATTAGAACTGGCTACAAAGATAGATATTCAAAATATCAATATTCCTTCTAGAAAAGTCACAAATGATACTTGTTCTTGGGGATATAGATGCTATGGATGTAATTATGGTAATACAGCGGATTATTCTGGACCTGTAACTACAAATACAACACAAGTTTCAAACACCGCAAATTTAATAGGAAAAATGGTTGGGATGGCAATTGCCGATGAAAATGATAAAGTATTTTTAGCTAACTATAAAACATCATTAAGTAATGAAAATTATGCATTATCTTCAATAAATTATTCTGGGAAATGGACTGATACATCTACTTATAATAAAGGGGATTCTGTTTATTTGGATTTCATACCAAATATCACAACAAATTTAAAAACTGAATCTATTTCGTCTTTTAATAATAAACCGAATTTATTTTATGTTTGTATAGAAGATAGCGTTTTCAATAAACGACCAGATTTAAATACTGATATTTGGAAACAAGATCAATGTTCAAAAACACTTAAAGGATGTTTATTGAGATTTGAAGATTATGTCTTAAAAAAAGGTGAAGATGGCAGATCTCTGCCATTTGGAGGGTTTCCTTCTACTTTCTCACATGATAATAAACGATAAAATTCTTGATGAAATAAAAAATTATAGCGTAGCAAATTGTCACAAAGAAGTTTGCGGTTTCGTTGTTCTTGAAAAAGACGGTTTATTTTTTATTAAAACAGAAAATAAACATCCAGATGAGAGAAATTTTTTTCTAGTGTCTCCTAAAGACTATTTGAACATAAAAAACAACCATAAGATTTTATATTTTTTTCATAGTCATATTGATAATGCATTTTTTTCAGAATTAGACATTTTGCAACAAAAATATCATAATATGAATATGTTGTTATACAACGTAAAATCTGAAGAATTTAAAGAAATGAAGTGTAAATAATAATATGGTGAATATAAAATTAAATGGAATTTTTGAAAATTTTATAGATACGGAATGGAATTTGAATGTTTCATCAGTTTTAGAAGCTTTTGAAGCCATAGAAGCTAATTCAAATAAATTGATATCTACATTAGGAGTATTAAATGAGTATATAACTCATTTTATAATTTATGTTGATGGCGAAATCATGCCTCCAGAATATATTAATTCACCTATTTTACACAAAAAATCTAAAATAGAGATTGTTCCTCTTGTTTTAGGCGCTGGTACTGAAATATTAATTGGTTTAATATTGTTGGCTATTTCGACAGGAATTCAGATGTTAATAACAAAATTATTAACTCCGAAATCACCTATTGATATTAAAACTGTTTCTAGGTTGTTTTCTAGTTATGAAAACGTGTCTTTAAGAAATGTTGTTATTCCGATAGGTTATGGAAGATTAAAAATAGGATCTATTATAATAGCTAATAGTATTAGTTTTATTGTTAGAAATGAAGATCAAAATTCTGAAGTTGCAAGCATTTACAAAGCAATTCAAGAACAAAACTTTGAACGTAGAGACGCTCCTTAATTTTTATGAAAATTTCTGTTGATCCTGTAATAAGCACATTTATAAACAAAGCAGATCAGATAAATCAGACTTTAGAAACTGAATCTAAATACGACGCTATAGATCTTTTATGCGAAGGCCCAATTGAAGGTTTTGTTGATTCTAATGGAAACTCTGTAGATTACATAAACGTTAAAACCAAATCAAATGTTTTGGGCAAGGCTATATATTATAATGATATACCTCTTGTAGATAAAAAAACTAATCTTTATAATTTTTCTCAGTCTTCATTTGCGGTTTCTTTTGGAAATCAATTTAAAAATAATGTATTATTTTCTAGAGCTATCTACACATATAAAAGTAAAATTTATGATTTTTCAAATGGTTCGTATAAAGTAGCGGGCCTTAATGATGTAAAAGTTGATTCAACAGGTACGGTACTAAGCAACATTGCAACAATCTTTTTTGAGGACGACACAAAAGATACAAAATTTCAAAGTTATATAAAAGCTAAAGATTATGCGTTTACAGTCAGTCATGTTGTTCAAAATAAATATTCTGATTCTTTTGATATTAATATTAGTTTGGATCAATTGTTTTCGGTGAACAGCAAAGGCACATCAGCTACATCGGCGATTTTTATAATTAATGTTGAAAATAAGTCTAGTAATAAAAATTATTATTTATTTTGTAGTTGTAATTTAGTTGCTAAAGGTGGGGCAATAATGGTTCCTTTCAAAGTTGAGTTGGACAGTTCTGACAAACAAAATATAAATTTTCCAGAAATCGTAATAAATATCTATAGTTTATTACCTAAACCTCCTTCTGGTGGTGAAACTCAAATAGAAAGATCTATATCATTAGACTCAGTAGTAGAAAATATATCATATCCATTTTCTTTCCCTTATTCTGCTCTTGTTTACAATTCAGTGAGTTCAAGGCATTTTAATAATATTCCAGTTAGATCTTACGATTGCAAGCTTCTAAAAATTAAAGTTCCAGAAAATTATGATGGCGAAGTTAGAGAATATACTAACAATTGGTCGGGTAATTTTAATAAAAATTTAATATGGACTAATAATCCAGCTTGGGTATTTTATGATCTTTGTTCTAATAGTAGATATGGATTAGGAAAAGGTCAAATAAACGAAATAGATCTAAACAAATGGCAGTTTTTAACTTTATCAAAATTTTGCGATGAACTGGTTAAAACATATTCAAATAGCAAATACAATTCAGATGTATTTTATTTTGACAATTCGTTATCAGTACAAGATTTAAATTATAATTCAATTTCATTTACTGTATCATCGACAGAAACATTAGAAAAACTGCAAGAAAGATATCCTTTTGGTTCTATAGTGTATTTATATGATTTAAAAAATAAACTTGATGAAGACATAAAATATAATTATAAGAAAATCATTTGTTCTGTCTCTAAGCCAACTAGTACTACAGTCGTTTTAAAACTATGTAATGATTTTGGTCCAAAAAAAATATTAGAACAAGATTTAAAAGGTATATTGTTTACAGAATTAATTAAATATTTAAAATCGAATCCTACAGAAAACGTTGAAGATAAAATTAAAATTTTTATTCTTAAATTTTTTCTTGGTATTACTGGTTTGAATTTGAGTTTTAAATCTCAAGATGTGGATGTCAGTGTGTCGCACATGAGCAAGAAAATATTTGATACATCATTAAACGTAAATAAAGGCTCTTGCGTGGCGAAACATGTTGGTTATAACGAATACTTAGAACCGCGTTTCTCATGCAACGTTCTTATAAATAATGAAAATGAAGGTTTGAAAACATTGACTGATCTTGCTTCTATTTTTAGAGGAATTTTTTATTTTAAAAATGGCTTGCTTAATTTAACTTCAGATGTTAAGCAAAATCCTGTTTATATTTTTACTAATTCAAATGTAAAAGATGGTTTATTTACATACGCTTCTGGAGATTTGAATAATTCTTTTTCAATAGCTAAAGTTCCTTATTTAGATAAAAATGACAACTTTAAAGATAAAATTATTTATGTAGAAGACTCTGATTTAATTAGAAAGTTTGGAGTAGTTGAAAAAGAGATTTTAAGTTTTGGTATAACGAGTAAATCTGAAGCTCAAAGAATAGGTAAATGGTATCTTTCTACTGGTAAATTGGAGTCTGAAATAGTAGGTTTTTCAACTGGCATAGAAGCAACTCAATTGCAAATAGGAAATGTTGTAAGAATATCAGATAATCTTAAAAATGCTTCTATGGTTTTTGGAAAAATAACTGAATTGGATTTTAAAAACAACTACATCTATATTGATAGAGAGGTTTCTGAAAATTGTTTGGGCAAGAGTGTTAAAATTTATTCTAGCGTAGATAATGTGGTTTCAGAATTTAATTTTTCAGTTCTAGAAGTAGATAATCATAATTTGCGTTTAAAAATAGTTTCTCATGCTTATATGAGTTGGTTTATTATTAAATCGATTGTCGTAGAAGACGATGGATTGAAACTTACGGGAGGAGGAACTGGTGTCATTTTCGATAAAAAAGCTTATACTAATAACAGTTTTGTTGATGATTGTCAAATATCTTTTTCTGTTGTTTCTCCTACGCTTCATGTTAGCGTCGTTGGTTTATCAACAATAAATAATCCAAAAGCAGATCAAAGCGACATAAATTATGGATTTCAAATCACAGGTGGAGGAACCGCTGTTTTATCAATTCTACAAAACAATACGCCGCAAAGTTTAATTGTGGCTGATAATAGCGTTAAAGAAACTGATGTATTAAAAATTACATATGATGGAGAGTATGTAAGATACTATAGAAATCAAACTTTAGTTTATGGCCCAGTTAACGTATTTGCTACAACTAAAGGGAAGCCATTACACGGAGTCGTAGCGATGACTTATTCGTATACAGTAATTAAAAATATTCTTTTTTCAAAATATCCAGACTTAACATACGGTAAATACTCAAATTTAAGATCTGGCGTTAATTTTGCTATTTATATTAACGAAGAGGACTCTCAAAACGATTTGTATAAAATAATAAGCATAAACGAAGTTTCTTCTAATGAATATTCTTTTTCTGCAATGAAATACGAAGAAGAAAAGTTTAATATTATCGAAAACAATTCTTATGTAAAACAAAACCAAAGCAAAGAAAAACAAATTGTTTTTTCCAACGATAAAGTAATTAATGAAATTTTTAGTGATTCAGAGTTGGTAACTAATTTTAAAGTTTTTCCAGCTAATTATGAAGCAGCGGTATCTATTGATTATGATTATACTTTTTACATAGAAAAGCAAACGCTAAATGATGATTTTCAAAATAACCAATTCGAATACGCGCAAATAAATTTTATTCAACTCTTTAATATTTTGCAAGATAGGGGCGCAAAAGATGTTTTTGGTATCATGTGTATAATCAATAGAAACGGAAAAAAACTTAGTTTTAATGTTTTAAAATCTAACGCAACTTTTATAACCGTCTTTTTAGGGGAAATTCAAGTAGGCGGTCAAACGTTTAAAACGTCTGTAGATTTTTATGCGTTCGATTCAAATTATAAAATTTTTAACGTGTAATTAACTATATGGCTTTTATAGAAAATATTGATATAAATTATTCGGAACCGTTTTTAATAAAAAACTTAGTTTTTTCTTTCGATAATAATTTATCAACATATGATGCTAGCCTTCCAGTTTCAACTTTTAATTTTGATGATTCAACGGTTTTGGTTAGTGGGTCTTTAAGGCAAGAAAAAATATATTTAAAATGGCAAACTGAAAAACCTATATCTAAAAATATAATTTCAGGTGTTGTTATAGACGATGGTTTTTCTGGATTTTTTGCTAATTATTATGATATAAATAGAAATTTATTATATCAAGATCCAGTCCAATTTAACACAACAGAGTATTTAAAAAATACAAGCGATATTAAAGAAATTTTTACGCTTTTAACTGGGCAAAATAATTTAATAGATTTAAATCAATTTTTTATTGATGTGGTTTCTGTTAGTGTTTCGGGATTATATAGCACTGGTGTTGCTTTAATAAATTTCCCATCATCAACTTTAAATGTTTCTTCTATATCTGCGGGGGCTTTTTCATCTTCATTTTTATCTTTAGAATATTCTGATAAAAATTCTATAAAAAATGTAAATGTTTTTGTAACTAAAGATTCAAATTTTGATTTAGATAATGCTAATTACTTGTATAATTACACAGCAACTTTTCCAGATATTGATTCTATACAAATACCGGATTTGTTGAGTTTAAATTCTGTTGTTAATGTTTTTGATAATGCAATAAGAGAACCGTACTATGTTCATTTATTGCCTTCAAATTATTTTGAAACAGGTGCCTTAATTACCTCTTCAGGAATAAAACCGTCCCCTAATACCAGCTTGCCACAAAAAATTGAAAATATAACTGGCTATGTTTATTTCGACTTTAATGATAAGTCAAAAGATTTAAATTTAAATGCTTTTATTAAATGGGATTCAATAACTCAGTCTCAAGATTGTAGTTTCCATATATTAGTGGAAGAAAGCGGTAAAAATAAAAATAAATACGATTACTTTTTACAAAACAGATCTATTGAAAATATAGGTGCTTTACAATTTGGAACCGGCACAGGAATGAGTTCTAGTGGGTCTATTTTTCAAAATTATGGATTTTCGGGAATACAATGGTCTGATCATACGATATATGTAAATAATTTCGGTTCATTTCCTACTGGGCTTTATGAAGAATATTTAGGAGGTTTAAAATATATCACTGAAATTAGAGTGCCTTCTGGTAGTTCTAATAATAACGAAGTGTTTTTATCTTATGGTTATACAGGTAATAACTCTTTTAATTTTTTACCTTCTGGAGGATATTATACTGGTACAATTTACACAGGAACGTATTCTGATTCTAGATACTTAACTAATATATCTTTAAATAGTACAGGATTAACTTATTTTGGCGAATACAATACTGGTATTTGCATGGCAAAAAGAATAACTGGTTTTGCTGATTTTACTTATTCACCTATTGATCCAAGTTTTATTTTTCCCATAAATGAACAAAACAATTATTTTGTTAAAGTTCGCGCAATAAATAGTGATGAAGTAGTATCAGAATTTTCTGATCTTTTTTATATATCTTCTGGATACGTAAATAATATAATAAATCTTAGCCCGTTAAGTGGTAAAAAAGTAATTGATGGATCTGGTGTTAGTGGCTATTTGCCAGTATTTTCTGATTCAGATAGTTTAACAACAGGTACGTTATATTATAGCGGTAGTAATAATTTAGTATTTACTGAATTACCAACAACAACAACTTCAGAAAATTTATATAAATTAGTAGTTGAAGATAACATTGTAAAAAAACAATTAGATACAGGGAGCGGCACTTCTTTAATTGAAGAGTTTACAAAAATTGGTCATACTTTTGCTGTTGGAAATGTCATAAGATATGATGGTTCAGATTTTTATTTGGCGCAAGCAGACAGCGCCGCAAATGCAGAAGTATTGGGTGTTGTTAAATCAGTAAATGGAAATACTTTTAAAGTAGTAACAGATGGATTAATAAATGGTTTGTCGGGTTTGATTGCTGGTGAAATATATTTTTTATCAGAAGCTACTTCTGGAACGGTAACAACTACAGAACCAAGTAACTTTGGAGAAGTTTCAAAGCCGGTTTTATTTGCGTTATCAACTACAACTGCAAATGTATTGACTTTTCGTGGTGTTTTAATTGAACCTCAAAGCGGAACTTCTGGTACTTCTGGAACAAGTGGTGATCCAGTAATATCTTCGTCGTTAGCTTATTATAATAATACTACGCAAAGCATAACCGCGTCTTCTAATGCATTGGTCACTTGGAGTACATTAGATACGGCAAATACTCAAGGAACTATAGGGGTGACGTTCGATGGGACTAATAAATTTACAAATACTTCTGGAAACTCAATAGTAATTAATGTGGCAGGTTATATTGGTTGGCAATCAAGCGGGACGTCTGGAACAAGCAGAAGCGTTTTTATAGTTAAAAATGGAAACATATACTCTTCTCAAGGCAGGTATTCTTATAATAGTATTCCAGCTAATAATGATTATCCGGTAAATCATTTTAGCTCTAATATAGTATTAGCGCATAATGATTATATTCAAGTTTATGTTTTTCATAACGATTCGGTTTCTCAAAATATAAATAGTCAAGCTAATTATCCTGCAAGTAGAATAATAATAGTAAGAACTGAAGGGGTTGCTGGAACTAGTGGTTCGTCTGGTATTAATGGAACATCAGGCTCATCTGGAACGTCTGGATCAAGTGGAACATCGGGATCGTCTGGAACATCAGGATCATCTGGAACATCAGGATCAAGTGGAACCAGCGGCAGTTC